CGTTACATCGAACTAAGAGCTAATCCTTATCCTAAATTCCAAAGCATTACTTTCGTTCTTGGAAACCCAGAAATTGACGATGCTGACCGAGATGCCCTAATCAACATATTTCTAGGGCAACCAGTTTGGATTCAGAATCTACCGCCTAACATTTCTTTAGGCTCTTTTCAGGGATATATCGAGGGCTGGACTTTCAGAGCAAGCCTTAATAACCTGAGCCTGACTTTCAACGCTTCTCCAATAAACTTCTCCCAAGTTGCGGTAAAATGGGAACAGGTAAATGCAGCGGAGACATGGAACACAATTAACACCAGCCTAACCTGGCTAGATGCGATAGGAGTAGTAGCGTAATGGCAACAACAACCACGAACTTTGGGTGGGATATCCCTCAGTCGACAGACCTAGTAAAGGATGGCGCTACCGCTATTGCTGCACTTGGCCAAGATATCGACACAGCCTTCGTCGACCTTAAGGGCGGCACTACAGGACAAGTATTAGCCAAGGCATCAGGTACAGACCTCGATTTCTCATGGGTCGCTCAAGATGATTCAAACGCTATTCAGAACGCAATAGTCGATGCTAAGGGTGATCTTATTGCTGCAACCGCAGCTGATACCCCAGCTCGCCTACCAGTTGGAACTAACGGACAAGTGCTTACTGCTGATTCAGCAGAAGCTACTGGCCTTAAATGGGCTACATCTGCAAGCGGCGGAATGACCGTTCTCGCTAGTGGTTCCCTTTCAGGTTCTTCTTTAAGCCTCACTTCAATTTCGGGCTCATATAATAATTTACAATTAGTCCTAATCGATTATGCTCTTTCTAATCAATCAACTTTGACTTTTACAGCCAATTCAGTAACTAGCTACTCATGGTTAAAGCAAGCAACAGCAAACTCAACAACCGCTAGTAGCCAGCTTGATACCCAACTTGGCGATACCGTCGTTTATCTCGGTTTTGATGCAAACCAAACAGGAGACAATAACAACTTATGCGTTCTCACCCTTCTAAATTATGCCAATACAACAGCGCGCAAGTTAGTGCAAAATCAGCATTATCTATATACCTCAAGCAATAAGAACCAAATAGTTACTCAATTAGCAACAGTTAACGATGCTGCTGCAATCACAAGCATTACTATTGCGGTTCCTGTTGGAACTTTTACAGGCGGCACTTACATTCTATACGGAGTGAAATAATGAATAAAGTCATCCATAATGTCGAAACAGGCGAAATTGCAGAAATTGCATTAAGTGCCAAGGAAATCAAAGATAACGAAACATTGGGCGCTGAGTGGGAAGCCAAGCAAGCTGCTAGAAATGCAGCCATTGAATCTCGCAAGCAGAAACTAATGGCTTTAGGATTGACTGAAGAAGAATTAATGGCATGACCCCAAAGTTATGCAAAGCCGGACAACAGTTAAGGCTTCAGATCGATGATTCTTACCCAGACAGAGATAGAACCTCAGATGGCTGGATTGGCGATGTCCGTCATTCAGCGCGTACTTCCGACCACAATCCTGATTCAAAGGGTATCGTGCGAGCCATTGATGTTGACCGGGATTTGGCTGGGAAGAAGAAGCCCGACCTCATGCCTGACCTTGCTGATCAGATACGACTCTGCGCAAAGTCTGACAAGAGAATTAGTTACATCATCTTCGCAGGCAAAATTGCTTCCTCTCGCATGGGCTGGCGCTGGAGAAAGTATTCTGGAATCAATCCGCATAACACGCATTGCCATGTTTCTTTCACTTCGAAAGGCGATACAGACGGTTCGTTCTTTAATATCCCAATGATAGGCGGCACTAAATGAACATGAAGCATCCAGCAGTAGTCTCACTTGGAGCATTCCTAGCAGTATGGGGAACTACATCTAACTTCGCGTTGGACTATCGCTCAATCCTTGGCTCAATCGTTGCAGGCGTATTCGGTTACGCATCTCCGAAGAAATGACCGCGCAGGACTTCGCAGCTATTGCCGTTGCGATTATTACAGTTCTAGGCGGCGTAGCAGCTTATGTCCAGTTCATGATTAAGCATTACTTATCAGAACTCAAGCCCAATTCCGGCTCTAGCATTAAGGATCAGGTTTCTCGACTAGAAGCGCGTGTCGATACAATCATCGACTTGTTAGGTAAGTAACACTTATCCCATGGCAAGGAAGCGACCAGTCATAGACTTAGACACTTACAACGCCTTAGATGCTTATGCAATAGCGTTGAACGAGTTCTATAAGTCATTGCGTAAAGCCGGATTCTCTGAGACTCATGCGTTCTGGATTCTTTCAGATCGTGACTCATTCCCAGACTGGCTTATCCCTAACTTGCCTAATCGAATAGACAATATCCCCTATGAGGATGACGACGAGGACTAATGAAGCGAATCGTAATTCTGAGCGATTTACAGGTGCCTTTCGAGGATGTTCATGTAACTCAGAACATAGCAAGATTCTTACAGAAGTTTAGACCAGACCAAACAGTCACAATCGGAGACGAGATTGACTTCCAAACCATTAGCAAGTGGAGTGAGGGAACCCCTCAAGCCTATGAGCAGAGCCTTGGCGATGATCGCGACAGATGCGTCGACCTGCTCTGGGAACTGGGTGTTACTGACTGCATCCGAAGCAACCACACAGATAGACTTTATAACATCATCATGAAAAAGATTCCATCGTTTCTTAGCCTTCCAGAGCTGAGATTCGAGAAGTTCATGAAGTTTGATGAACTTGGAATTACCTTCCATAAGAATCCTATGAATATCGCTCCAGGCTGGATTGCCGTTCATGGAGACCATACTCCTATTAAAAACCTAGGTGGCTTATCTGCCCTCGAGGCTGCCCGTAGGCACGGCAAGAACGTCATCTCAGGACATACTCACAGAGCAGGCCGTAGCGCCTTCTCAGAGGCCTCTGGTGGCCGTTTAGGGCGTGTTTTGCATGGTGTCGAGGTAGGTAATCTCATGGACTTCAAACAGGCCTCATATACCAAAGGCACGGCTAACTGGCAGCAGGCTTTCGCCATCATGTATGTCCAAGGTTCTACCGTTCAAGTAGATCTCATTAACATCGAGAAAAACGGCACCTTTATCGTTCAGGGGAAGGTCTATGGCAGGCCGAGAAAGTGACTTGGATTACAGCCTAGACAAGGCAATTGACGAAGTGGAATTGTTACCGTTTCGTTATCAAAATATGCTAGTCGAGGTTGAATTGCCGTTGTAAGGTTCTCTCAAGAAACCAGAAATACTGGTTAAAGGGAGATAAATGAACATTTACTTAATAACCTTCTTAGCTGTAACTATTCCATTTATGGCTGGTTACTATCTAGGAGTATCAGACGGCAAAGTTGAAGGCCGTATCGAGTCATTCCAGGCGAAGCGATGAACGCCGGTGACTTCCTTAACGAGGCAAAGGGAATCATCCAAGATCGTGGAATGGACTACGGTCACCCGACAGACAATATGCAGAGAACCGCATCCTTATGGTCTGCATACCTCGAAATGCCTGTTACTGACTACCAAGTGGCTATGTGCTTGGCATTGGTCAAAGTCGCAAGGAGTATGGAAACTCCGAAAGTCGATAATTACATCGATGGCGCAGCATACTTTGCTATATCAGGACAACTAGCTACAGAAGAGAGTGAACTTTATGTGTGATGAAACTTGTCCATGTTTTTACTTTGGCTCATGCCCTAACGAAAAGGATGAAGAATAATGTTCGATTTATCGCAGTATGAAACTGTTGATCAGAGATTAGAAAAGTTCTGGGTAAAGTATCCAGATGGCGCAATAATTACAGAATTGGTGGCACACAAAGATGATCGATTTATATTTAAAGCGAGTGTATATAAGACTTATGCAGACGCTATACCGTTTGCCACAGGGTTCGCTGAGGAAATCGTTGCTGGCAGAGGTGTTAATTCTACTTCTGCATGCGAAAATGCTGAGAGTTCGGCTATTGGCAGGGCGTTACACACGGGCGGTATATCAAAGCACTCGGAAGGAAGACCTAGACCGAGCGCTGAAGAAATGGCTAAGGTTAGCCGAGCCAATGAAGTAAAGGCTAAGGTTGAAGAAGTAAAGGCTAAGATGGCCGATACATCGAAGGAATATATCCCAGTAC